CCATCGACGGGGCGTCCCCACTTCGCCGGCACGCTGGACGAGATGGCGCAGTACGTCGCCGACACCACGCAGGGTCTTTTCAAGCAGACCGTCCATATCGCGCTGCAGACCGGGCAGCTGCTGGTTTACGACACCACGACCTACAAGCCATCTCCCGTGCAACTGGTATTCACCGATCTGATCGGCCAGCCGACGTGGGTAGACAAGAACGTCATGCAGATCAAGACGGTCATGCGATCGGATCTGCAAATAGGTTCTCTACTCAGGATGCCGCAAGGCATGCAAAACGTGCCGGGATTCGTTACTACGCAGTCTGGATCGCTACCGTCGAGCATGAAATATCAGTCCACGTTTCAAGGTCAATTTCAAGTGATCGCCCTTCGCCATCTCGGGCATTTCCGGTCCAGCGATGCCGGGGACTGGTGCACCGTGTTCAACGTCATCCCGGATTCCGCCAGTGGCGCATAACTACGACAAGTTATGGGTTCAGCAGACCCTGAATGAAGGCGCGACGCGACGTGCGCAACAGATGGTTCAGCGCCTGGGTCGAGCGCTTCCGTGCCGGGTTACCGCCATCTCTGGCGCGCTGGTTACCGTGTCTTTCGAGATGGACTCGGCACCTTACACCTTGCCACAGATCACCATCCCCAAGGCAGAAAGCAACTGGATACGGATGCCGACGCAAGTCGGGGACTTGGGCGTCACCATGCCGGCCGATGTTTATCTTGACGGGATCACGGGACAGGGCGGAACGGCCAACCTGACGCAGCCCGGCAATCTTGCCGCTCTGGTCTTTGTGCCTGTCAGCAGCAAATCGTCTCCACCGTCCAATGGCAACGCCGCCATTGTTCAGGGTCCGGAAGGAGTCATCGCGCAGACGACGCAAGGCACCACAAGCAGCGCCGTCATCAATCAGAGCGGAACCACGCTTACTTTCGGATCAACCACCATCGTCATGAACAGTTCAAGCATCACGCTGACCGCAGGCGGAATCAGCTTGGTCATCAATGGATCGGGCATCACGCTGGACGGAAAACTGTGGGAGACCCATAAGCATAGTGGCGTCCTTCCCGGCGGTGGCACGTCGGGGCCACCGGTATGAGGACGTATGGCCGAATCTACGACGAAAACGGAAATCCGACATGGATCGAAGTAACGACAGACGCCAATGGCCTGAACGACGCGGTTTATCTCACGTCATTGGTGCAGGCCATCAAGCTGAATCTGGGCGAATCGCCGTTCTATGCAAACGTCGGCATCCCGCAATATCAGACCGTCGTGACCCAGGTGCTTCCCGATTACTACATGTTGCAGATGCAGGCGCTTTATGCGCCTTTTTTTGCGTCTCTGATCGTCAATCGGCTCGCCTCATCCAACCCTCCTACCTATCAAGTCACCGCCATTACGCATAGCGGCGCCTTGCTCACCACGGCGATTGCCACATGACCCTGATTCCTGGAACGCCCATCCCTGTCGTCATAGACGCCAATGGCCCCGTGGCAACACCAGCGGCGACTCTTCGACAAGACATCCTGAATGCCGTTGCGTCCACCAATCCAGGCTATACCGCCAATCTTCCTGGGTCACTGGTGGAGGATGTTCTTTCCACGGATACATCGTCCCTGGCGATGATCGACCAAGCGCGCGTGGATGCGATCAATTCGGTATCCCCCTACGGCGCCAATGTCGCCGTACTCAATCAACTGGGCGTTCAATTCGGGCTTTCCTTGGGCGCGCCGTCGAACGCTTCCGTCCTGGTGGTGTTCACGGGATCGGCCGGATATGTGCTGTCGCCGGGATTCCTGGTAAGCGACGGTACGCATCAATATGCGCTGCAAGACGGCGGAGTCATTCCAACGTCCGGAGTCAGTTCGCCACTCTTTGCCGTCTGCACGGTAAGCGACAGTTTCGCCATTCCGGCTAACACGGTGACGCAAATCGTTACCTCGGTCGACGCGGCCTACACCATGGCGGTGAACAACCCCCAAGCGGGAACCCCGACGGAATCTGCCGAAAGCGTCGAAAGCTACCGATCGCGGATATTGCAAGCCGGCCGCGTGGCGTCCGTGGGAACGCCTGCCTACCTGTTGACTTTGCTGCAGGCCATCATTGGCGTCCAGTCGAATCGCGTCTCCATCAACCAGGTTTCTGGAGGCTGGCAGGTCATTTGCGGCGGCGGCGATCCCTATCAGGTAGGGATTGCCATGTTGCAGGGCGCGGGTGACATCGCGCTCCTGACCGGATCGCAACTGGCGATTACCGGCATGACGAACGCCAATCCCGTCGTGGTGACAACGAATCTCAATCACGGCTATGCAGTAGGTCAGACGGTTGTTGTCAAGGGAGCGACACCCAGCGGATTCAACGTGACCTACACCATCGCCTCGGTGACGGCCAAGACGTTCACGACAACCACAAACGGAAGTGGATTCGGCACCTATACGGGCGGCGCGAAGCTTACGCCGAATCCTAGAAACGTAGGCGTGTCGATTTTCCAGAATCCCAACATCTACAACCTGACCTACGTCAACCCTCCGGCGCAGGTTGTGCTGATGTCGGTCCTGTGGAATACCACGCTTCCCAATTTCACGGCTGGCGCATCGGTCAACCAATCGGCCGCCCCGGCGCTGCAGTCCTACATCAATAGCATCGTGGTCGGTCAGCCGATCAATCTGCTGGAAGCGACGGCCGTCTTTCAAGAGGCCACCAGCGACATCATCGACGCAATCAATATCACGACGCTTACATTCACCGTGACCATCAACGGTGTCGTCACCTCGCCCTCGGCAGGGACCAGCATCATCACCAGTGACCCGGAAAGCTATTTCAGCGCGTCGGCGACGGCCGTCACGGTGTCGCAAGCATGAACGAGTCGTTTTCTTCGCCGCCGCTGCTGGACGTCTCGCCCTCGTATCTGTACGCGGAATATGCGGACGATGCTGACCTGCAGGCTTTCGTGGCGGCATACAACAGCTACGCGCAAGGATACCTTGACTGGTTCAATGGGACGCCATTGGGGGTCTACAACAACGCCACGATAAGCGGAGCGCTGCTTGATTGGGTCGGCATTGGACTGTACGGCATTCCTCGTCCTGTGCTTTCCACGCAAACCTCGTCACTGACGGCCGGTTACAACACGGTCCCGTACAACACCATCGCCTACAATGCGCTGATTTACTCTTCCAGCGGTACGTCCTACATCGCAAGCGATTCGCTGTATCGGCGAGTTCTGACGTGGCACCTCTACCGTGGCGATGGTCAGGTTTTCAATCTTCAATGGCTCAAGAACCGCATTGCGCGATTCTTGAGCCCGACGCCTTTTGCGCCATCTGCCATCCTTGATGCGCAGCCGAGCATTGATGTACTTGGAACAACGTTCTATGTCTTGCTCGCGCCAAGCACGGACGTTACCAATTTCCAGCTGTGCTATGGGAATGAGTCTCTGGCATTCCCGTTCCTTTACACGCTGAACATCGCCACCGACGCATTTACCAATGCTTCCGGCGTGCTTCACATGGATGTGGCCAACGGATATCCGACGTCCTCTTCCGGGTTGTCCGCTGGGGCCGTCTGGTACAACAGCGGAAGCATCCAGGTTGTTTCTGGCATCACGCCCGATGCGTCAGCCGCCCCTTTGTTTTATGCCACGACGTCACCGGCCTATTTGCTGGCGCTTGGCGGTGGAAATCTTCCGCTCTCCAATCCGTCCAATACCGGCCAGCTCTGGAACAACGCTGGACAGATCGCCATTTCATAAGGTCGCCATATGACTACTTTTGTCTTTGCCAACAACATCAGCACGCAACTTGCATCGCCCGTCTCTTCGGGCGATACGACGATCACGCTTTCAAGCACGGCAGGGCTTCCATCGTCCATTCCTGCGGGATCGGTGCTGGTGATCACCCTGAATGACCAGGCGACACATGCCGTATTTGAAATTTTGTACGCTACGGCCATTACCGGAGCCACGCTGACGGTCATGCGCGCCCAGGAAAGCACGACGGCGCTTTCATGGTCGACGGGTGACGTGGTGTTCAGCGGACCAACGGCTGGCCAGATGCAAGGCTTTTACCAAGGCGCAGGCTCCGGGCGATTGGTGAACACCGTCAAATACACATCATCGGGCTCGTGGACCCCTGCGGTGGGCGCCACGAAATGGCGTATTCGGGGGACCGGTGGCGGCGGCGGCGGGGCGGCGAGCACGACCAGTGGAGCGGGTGTCTGCTCGGCGACTGCCTTCGGCCAATCGGCGGCAGCTGGCGAATTCTGGTTTACCGGCATCTCCGGCACCCAGACGGTCACCATCGGCGGCGGCGGCCTCGCCGGTGTCACCAATGGTGCGGCAGGGGGCAATGGCGGCAACACCGTCCTCGGCAGTTTGCTGACGCTGCCCGGTGGCAAGGGTTCGTTGGCTGTCACTCCTGCGGCCGCGCCATACAATTCCGCAGGTCCCACGACCATCACCAATCCCACGGTTGGCGCGGGCGGTTCAACGGTCTGGTCGATCGGTACCACTCCAGCAGGTGGCGGCAATGTCGCGCTGTCCAATACTGTGAATGCCCCCGGCTTCTCGAATTCGTCGTTCGGCGGTTCGGCACAAGGGTTCGGCGCAGGCGGCAACGGCACCTTTACCGCTGCCTCCAATTCATTTTCGGCGGGCGGTGCGGGCAACAGCGGCTTCCTATTCATCGAAGAATACGCATGATCCCGCCCATCAGGATTGCTCCAGCGCCCGCTCCCGCGCCGGCCGCCGCAGATACGCCGCTCGACAACCCGCCACGATGGATCGACGCGCAGTACGACTTCGGCGTGATCCCGGACGGCGTCACCGACAACACGGCGGCGCTGCAGGCGGCGATCAATGAGGCATGCGCGAGCTATCGCAAGCTGATCCTGCCGCCGGGCGACATGCTCTGCGGCGCGCTCACGATACCCGGCACGATCCGCATGGAGGGCGCGGGCAGCGGTGACTTCGCCTACGGCGGCATGCCGGCCAGCTCCATCAGCCGCCTGCTGTACGCGGGCGCCCCGGCGCCGATGATCACCATCGCGCAGGCGAGCGCAGGCGGCTCCATTGAGGGGCTGGTGTTGGAGTGCGGCGGCATCGCCACCACGGGCCTGCGGATGCGATCCGTGCTGGGCATGAAAGTGTCCGACCTGTACATGCACAACTTCACCGGCTCCGGGTTGCTGCTCGATCCGGACCCGGCGCTTGTCGCCAACTGCATGTTCAACGAGTTCCATCGGGTGCATGTCTGTTCCAACCAACCCGGCTCCATTGGCGTGCACCTGACCGGCTCCGGGGCAGCCTGCAACACCTGCCACAACGTGTTCTCGATGACGCGGATCGAATTCGGCGGGGCTGGATCCTACGGCCTGATAGTGGGCCATTCGGACAACAACGTCCTGATCCAGACCTACATCTTCACGGCCGGGACCGGCGTTCGCGGCGTCTATCTCAAGAACGAGTACGGCGGCTTCCCGATCAGCACCGAGTTCCACCACCTGCAGGCCAGCGTGCTGGGCTACGAGCAGGATGAACACGCCAACGACAACTTCATCTTCGGCTACGCGCAGGACAACGCCCAGCCCGATCCCATCACGAACGGCGGCCGGCTCTTCTGCGTCTCGACGAACGGCGGCGCGTTCCCGTCGCGCTCGATCGGCGGCCTTGGCACGAAGCCGGGGTCGAACGTCGCCGGCATCCAGCCGATCGCGCTGGGCGCCACGACGGCGACGGTCAACTTTGAGTGGCCCGCAGAGCCAGATCGCAACTACGCCATCCAGCTCACGCCGACCTGGTTCACGCGCTTCGCGATCACGTCCAAGTCGACCACAGGGTTCACCGTGGCGCTCGATACGCCAGCACCGGGTGGCGCGAACGTGCACTGGGCCATCGCGCGCACGGGCTGACCTGACGCTGGCATCAGCTTCGGCGACGTGCGATCAGGCGCGGGCCGATGGCTGGGGCATTTCGCGTGTAAATCCCCCTCGGCAGCCCGCATTCCTGCGTCGAAATTGTCCCGATTTCGTGTAAATGGATTCGCAGTAACGCATTGATTTCCCTACATCGTTGCGTTGACTGTTAATCAGGGGGTCGTTGGTTCGAATCCAACTTCGGGCGCCACTTTCGACCGGTTGCGTGTAAATCATCGTGTAAATCAATGCGGTCTTTTGCTACCCGTTCGGCCGCCGACAAGCTTGTGTTTCGACTTCGCGGACGGCCCGAATTTGCGGCATTGCTTGGCCGTTCGGCGCAATTTGCGCGTTCGTGTCTTGCGCGCCTTCTGGCTCACAACTTCCTCCCCGCCGCGTCAACGTGCGGCAAATCTTCATGGTTGTAGTGTGCGGTCATGGCATCCGTCTTGTGCCCGCTGGCGCGTTTTTTGTCCGCCAGCGTTCCGGGCGTGTCGGTGATCCCGCGATGCTTCAGACCATGCAGCCCGAAGCGTGAATCCTGGTCGATGATGCCCTCGGCCATCGCCACAGTCATTGCCCGGCGCCACGCGCTGTTCAGCGCCGACTTGCTCAGGGCGCAGCCATCCTCCGACACCACCAGCGGACGCATCGCCTTGGCCCGCAATGACGGCTTCTTGAGCCAGATACGGGCGCGGCGGGACACCAGCCATCCCCACGCCTCGACCAGTTCCGGGCACCAGCGCGTCACGTTACCGTCGCTGCCCTTGACCCGATCCACGATGATCCCGGCATCGGTCTTGTTGGCATCGGTCAGGTTGCGCACCTCGACGCTGCGCATGCGGCAGCGATAGGCGATTTCCGCGACGGCCCAGACGTAGGGTGTTACTGCACCCTTTCTGCGGCTTGGATACGCGCCACGCTCGCGCAGAAACGCCACCACGGCCCGCGCGGTATCCGCCTCGGGCATCCGGTGCGCCTTGCGCTCCTCGGCCTGCTCAACGCCCTTGGCCGGGTTGCTCGACGCATGGGCGCGATTGATCCCCCAGTTGAACGCTACCGACAGATACCGCTTGACGTGGTTCGCCTTCGTCGGGTGCGTTTTCGCCATGTCGTCCACCAGGCGTTGAACCAGCGGCGCGGTGATCATGGCGCGCTTGAGCATGGCAAACGGGACGCCAAGCTTCGTCTCATGTCGCTGCAGCGCCTGCCGGCAGTAACGGTAGTCGTCCTGTGTCGCTTGGCTGCGCTTGGTGAACTGCGCCGATGCTTCGAACAGGCCAAGCAGATAGTCAAGGGTTGAGACATCTGTGCCTTGTGCCAGTTCCATGGCTTTGTGCAGATCCGATAGCAGCGCATCGGCGCCGGCTACCGGCTTGCTACGCTTTCCGCCACGCAAGATGTACCAGTTGCGGTCACGCCGGTTCCAGTAGCAGCCGGTCGGCAGCTTGCGCTGGTCGATATGGTCAGGGATAGACGGATCATGCTTGCGCTGGCGCGGCATCACAGCACCTTGTCTGGGTCATAGGCTTCCTCGTTGGCGGAGGATACGCCAAGCGCCGCGTTAAGCGCCTCTCGCGTCGTCCAGGGGCCATCCTTGCCGTCCAGCACCCGGATGCCCTGCTGGCTCGCCCAGCGGCGCACAGCGGAGCGATTATGCTTGCCGGACAACTGGCGAAGCATCTGCGCATCCACGATATGCGTACTCTGGGTCATTCGGTTTACCGCCTCTCTGTTTTCATAACCTCACGCCCCACCTCGCAGCCTCTAGGGTGCTTATGGGAAGATCAGCCGTGTATCTGGGTGTTAGGTGGCTAGGCTCATACTGCAACCTCGCTGTGTTGCGATTCAATCGAAACTATCGCCTCTCCCAACGCCTTCAGGGTTTCGGATTTACTATCTTCCGCGTCTATCGGGTGAATGTATTTGATGAAATCACCATGTATCTTTACGAGTTCCGCAAGGCGGATTGCCACTTCGACGGAATCTCCATCATCGTCAATAAGCTCCAGGCAAATGTACCCGCCTTGAAGCCGGACGCCTTCTAGCCGATTAAGCACTGCTGCTTTCCTGTCAGCCGGCCCGTACCACAATTCAAGTTTGTTGTGAAATTCAAGTTGTTCCTGTGTTTCTTCAAACATATCGTCTCTCCAATCGCCACCTAACAATTCATTCAAGCGGACGGCTTCGCCGCCGCTTAATTCAGGGGTTAGGCAACGTTCCTCATCGCTTCGAATAGCGCGGTCGGTCATTCTGGCTGCTCCGGTGTGCGTCGATTCCATCTGCGTCTCTGTCCGGCGCTTCGATTGCGAAACTCGAGACGATACTTTTGCGCGATGACGCTTGGGTTCTTGCAGCCCTTTCCGGGCGCACACCAGACGCTCAGGCCGTCGTAGTACGCCTGAACAACGCAGTTGCTTGCTCGATGGCGCTTATTGCAGCACCGGCACCAGAGCAGACGACCCGCAGGCCACTCAAACGTCATCGGCTCAGGACCGTTATTGTCTGTCCAGCATGTCGCGGGCTGGTGCGATGCCGTGTAAATATGCACGCCATCCATCACTCCACCTCCGGTGTGCGTCGGTCGGTTGGCGGCAATGGCATCCAGTGTGTGTAATCTGAGTTCGGCCCGAATACCCAGCGTCTCTCCCACTCCTTGCCGGGTAACCAGTGACAAAAATAGATGCCAGCCTCTCTGCCGACATAGCTGCACCATGGTTCGCCGCCGCGAATATCCCAAGGGCCATCATCTTCATCTTCTGATAGCACCTCGAAGTATCCGTTAAGAACGTCATAAACAAAGCCATCCTCTATGGCTGCAATCAGGATAGGCGTCCCATCCCTCGGCGCCGTATCAATCGGCATCCACTCTGCTGCGTTCAACCCTTCCAGTCGGTTTGCAGCCTCTTGCGCGCGCTCATAGAACTGCCGCCGTGATAATTCGGAACTCATCATTATTTTGTACGGCATGCGTAGTACGCCAAAAAGCATTACGTCCCTCATCACGCGTCCTCCCTGGTATCGAAGCCCCACGAGCGCATGAGTTCGTCGGCGCGATTTGTGATTTCATCGGCGTCCTGAATCCCGCGCGTGCCGATTTCGTCGATTGCCTGCATCAGCGCATGTGCTGCGGCGGCGTCGTACAGCCAACGATCCTGCGGTAACTTGCCAGCAAGAACCGATATTTCCTCCGCCGTCGTTTTAAGCTTCATCGCCAGCTCCTTGCAGGTGGGTTTGGATGCGCGTGTCTAGCTCGCCCATTTCATCATTCCATCCATCCAGCCAATTCCACTCGATAGCCTCCCGCAGCAGCGCATTCGCCGCAGCGAGGCGGGATTCGGCCTTTTCGGCGCGACGACATGTATCTCGAACCTGCCACATGAACTTGTCGCGCATCTCTTCCGTGGTGACCAGTTGACGGCGTAGCTCATCGCGCTCATTCCGCAGCGCATGCCAGCCTGCTTCCGTGCCGGCGTCCATCTGCGCTGCCTGTGCTGGCGGCGCCGGAGCTGGAACGACAGGTCGCATGGCGAGCAATGCAGAGAGTTCGGCCGACCGAATTTCCGCCACGCCGAGAGCATCAATGTCTCGCTGTATTGCAGCGAGCACAGCCACCGCCCTCTCGTCTGCCTCGATGCGCTCGGCGAAGGCATTGAGCATGGCTGGGCCTGTCACATAGCCGTGAGCGCGCAATCCACTCGCTTCTATGCGCACTTCCTCCGCCGAATACTTACTCATGGCGTTCTCCTTGGATGGCGGCTAGTGTTTCTTCGATAAGCGCGTCGAACTTTCGTTGCGTATCAGCAGACTTGTCCTGCTGATTCCACGATTCGCTATCCGCCTGCTGCCAGTAAGTCTGTCCAAGACTCCAAGCGCGGCGCATGGCTTTCGAAACCAAGTCCTGCACATCCTCATCGCTAACCACGCCAGATCGCGCGGGGTGGGTGAATACTCGGCAGCAGCCGTACTCGGCGCAGAATTCAACTTCAGTCCCTCGCTTTATTAAGTGGGCTGCATTGGTACGCTCGTTCCAGACAACTCCGGGTAATGGAGTCCCGCCACCGCCCTCGGCGTCGAGGATGGAGATGAGTTCGTCGGCGCATTCACGATATGTTTCCTCGGCTGATCCGTATACATTCGGAACGCCTTTCCACCGCTCAGCAAGCTCTCGCAGGCGGCCGGTCATGGCTTGTTCTCGATGGTGGTGAAAGTCGCTGTCGCGCACTTCGCGCAGATTGGCGAATAGATGCTGCACGGCTCGCCGCAGACGCAGCACACAACGCGCGGGCCTTGTTGCTTAGGAGTATAAGCCCTCTCGCGGATCGGCTTATCTTCTTGCGGGCAGTTGGGGATGGGGTTGGTCATGCTGAGTATCCTTTCAGGTCTTCGTAGCAACGAAGCATCGAAATCACGTCGCCTTTTGCCATCGCGTTGATTGCGCCCTTGATCGAGTTGCGCATCATCGTCGCGGCAAACATGCCGGTCGGGATCGCGTCATAAAACGGCAGTAGTTCCTGCACGCGCTCAATCTCGCGCGGCAACGCATCGGCCAGTGAATCGCTCATCCCTCAATCCTCTTCGTGTCGGTTAAACGAGCTTCAACTTCCCAGCCTCAATCAGCCGGCTGTGTGTGTTGACGATGGCGCGGTCCATCAGGGCGCGCTTCTGGTCGCGGTTGTATTCTTTGCCGTCCGTCAGTTGGCGGTGGCAGTTGCCGCACAGGTACGTGGTCATCCAGGCTTTCGTCTTGAGCCCCATTCCCTTACCGTAATCGCGATGGCACACCTGCTCGCCCTGCGCACCGCAAAGCGCGCACAGTTCGATGGATGCGGTCGCGGCGAACCACTTGCGGTCGGCGGTGGTGGTCATGCCGGCTCACTCCACTGCACGTCATGCTCAGACCCAAATGCATACATCAGTTCGATCAGATCGGACATGTCAGCAACTTTCATTTTTGATGTACGCTGACCCAGCATCACGAATCCTCCGGCGACACCTTGGGCGACCCGCTGTTCCTTTTTCAACGCAGCGGACAGAACGTCTTTCCAATCTTCGTCAGGCATGTAGACCATGCGGCCATCCACGGGCCATTGAACTTGGCGCGAGATGTCGCCCAACATGGCCCACATTTTGTCGTTCTGCTCGCCGCTGCGCGTGGCCTTCTGTTCGTCGATACGCACACGAACTGGCTTGCCTGCATTCAACAGCTCGCAAACAAGGCTCCAAGCAAACGCCATGCGTTGGCGCGCGGTGTCGGCATCGAGAAATACGGACCTCATGCGGCTTGCGCAACCTTGCCGAGAATCGCCTGCACATCCGCCTCCATCAGCAAACAGGCGCGCTCCAGGCGCCCAATGTATTCGTCGTCACGCTTGACACGCTGAACGTACAGTCGCAGCCCTTCGGGGAAATCAGGGTGGTAGGAAATGAAGTCCCACCACTGGCGACCTGTTACCCAGAGACCGCCTTGGATTTGCTCGATGTGCTCCGCTGGCAGGCCGTTAAGTAGGGTTTCGAGATGAACTTCGGGCGACTCCGGCGACTTGATCTCGCCGCCACCATCGACACCGACTAGAAAATCCGGCGACGCGCCGATGAAGTCATATTGTGGATGCGTGATGAAGCCGCACTGCTCGACAATCGTGCCAGTTTCCGCCTGATAGGCGGCCACGGCGGCCGGCTCGACATCGCGACCCCATTGCAGCGCATATGCCTTCACCTGCTTGCGTGGTTTCTGCGTCAAACGCTCCGCAGCGAGCTGGTGCGCGTAGTTGATCAATGCCAACGGCTGCGGCTTGGGCTGACCCTTGCGCGGGCCGGACTTGAACTCGCCGACTTCGCGTTCCACCATGACGTCGCTCATGCGCGATCCGGTGATTTTTCCCGCGCGCTCGGCGAACCATTCATCTGATCGTTGCTCGATCATTCGGCCAGCTCCGCGTTTTCAGCCGCATCAGCGCGCTCAGCAATCTGCTGATACTTGGGCATCAGGTCGGCAACCAGTTGGCGCTTTTCCTTCGTCCATCCAGCCCAGAGCTTGCGGAAAGCTTCGACGCCCATCGCCGCTACATCAGATGCCTCCTTGTCAGCTGCATAGCGTTCCGGGCCTTCCTTGATGTTTTGCTGGACGGCAGCGATGCCAGCGCTCGCCCGATTCTGGCCGACGATTTCTGCAACGACTTCGTCCGGTAAATCTTCGATGTCTTGCGTGAAGATGTCTGATGCCGCCGTGGCTGTGATGACCGCATCCACCTGGGCGCGCTTCTTCGCCATCTTGAGGATCGTGTTCGCCAC